GCGTTCTACAAGATAGGAGACACAGGTTTGGAGATCTGGGAAGTCAATGAACCCTGCACGGATGGTGATCCATTTACCGTTGATGAACTCTTTGGTTTCACGCTCAGTACCTGAACCCTTCAATCCAAAAAAGTTATTCTTACCAGAGGTGTGTTTACCATACCCACTCTCTAGTGCCCATTGAGCAGCAACAACTTCTGGATACTTAGCTCCAGCATCCTTTGCAGCAGCTTTCACTCCCGCCCAGGTGTTGTCGTAGGTAGTGATGGGTCGTGTTTGTTGGGTAGAGCGGAATGTCATGAACCAACCAGTCCCTTGACCTTCTACTTCCCAACGCTTTAGCCAGTTACGCCAAGAGTACTTAACGTCCTTACCACCACGACCAACAGTGACGTAGCCACCGTTGACGTTATCCATCTCACCGTATGGATCGTGGAAGATACCGTTCTCTCCATCATCACCAATCAACAGCATCCAGTGGCCACCACCGACAGGATTGGATACGTGACCTTTGTGTAGGACACCAACAGCTACTGGATAGCCAGCTCTTAGTTCATTAAGGAGTGTTTGCTTTGTTCCTTTCTGGTAAAAGGAAGCAAGAACACCGTACTGCTGACAAGCTTTGATTTGACTGGTTGATTGTGTTGTATCACCGTATTTGAGAACTGTTCTCAAGTAATCATCATCTGCATTACTACCCAACAATGCATCAGGACGGAGATACTTGATCGCCATAGCACACGTAGAGCTAAAGCACATCCGATCTCCGTGCCTGGTAGCACTGTCTGTTTGTAGGTAGTACTGCCTTACGTCTAGCAGTACCATGATGTTTACTTAAAGGTATCCTTAATACGTTGGATCTTGTCATCCTCAGTGCGGTGAGCTTTCATAGCATCAACACCACGAAGGAGAATTTGAACAATGCTGTTTTCACGCAGCTTAGAAGCACCGATGATTTCAGAACCGATAAAAAGAGCGAAGAATGCAAGTGCCTCATAGGACACTTTGATGCCGAGAATAGTGATCATTGGTTTTTACCTTAAATAGTAATTAAGTAACCCAAGGCAACCCAGACAGTGTATCTGGATTCATTTTTTGATCTAATTGTTTTTCTAGATCAATTTGCCACTCAGTAATAACTTCATCTTCGATAAGCTCTTTTAGCCACATTACAATAAGATCATGGGTTAGCTCATCAAATGGGATTAGGTCTTCATGGCGCTCCAAGCCAACAGTCATAATCTTTTCTACGCTATGCACACCGTTTTGTGCAGTAAGGCTAAAAGTTACAGAAAAAACGTATCCATCCGTAATTTCTCGTCCAAGATCTAAAATAGACCAAGTGTAGGTTGTAGTCATAATGAAACAAAAGTTATGCTGTATGGAGTGGTGTTAAAGAAACCTGTTTATATGTAATATCAGGTCCACCAATTCTACCGTTAATTCGGAATAATAGTTTTTGCGGCCTACCTTCCGTAGATACAACGGTATTTACAGAAGTATAGTAAGAACCAGTATAAGCCGCAGTGGTAGATGAGTAATAGTCAAAGTCTACAGTCAATGTACCAAAGAAAATATCAGTTGCTGTTGTTTTAGCAAGCTCAGTTAGCTCAATTTCAACTTTAACAGCGCTACCAGAATAGTTTTCTGAAATAGTCAGAATACCTGAATAGTGCCTGTTGTAACCAGATAAAACGACTCCGATACCAACTAGATATACACCACGTCCAACAGGCACTTCAACTGTTGCAGAAGTGGTAGTATCGTATCCTCTTCTAGGTGCCTGATAAAGAGACCAGCTTTGCGGAACTTCATTCCAGACATAACCGTCATCAGGATAGTATGAAAGATCATTTGTAATGCGTTGAACAAAATGGCCAGGTTCTCCGGTCCATGTTGGTACAGTCCGCCCAAGAATATCAAAACCGCCAACAAAGTATGTTTTGTTTTCATTGCAATCTTCAAAGAAATTATCCTTAACATACCCTCTAGATAGCAGAAGATAAAAAATATATCCTGTGGTTCCAGATACAGAAGGCTGACAACCTTTAAATTTATTGCCAGTCATCTTGATTCCATACGTCTGGTACAAAGCAATGACATATTGACTGAATGTACCTTCAAATGTATTATTGGTAATTTGAAGACCAGGAGCAAAGCTCGTACCACCTTGAGCATTTATAGCACGAGAAGGTGTAGCTCCTCCTGTATGCTTAATGTAATTACCATCAAACACTACATCATAAAATTGCTCACCATTGTCTGATCCATTGAGGATTCCACCATATGGAGTACCAGAAATATCACTGCCAACGTAGAATTGATTGTTTTTAAATGTCAATCCATAGTAGAATCTATCTGGGCTGACCACACCCTTTAGTGATGTAACAGAATTATAGAATTTGCAATCATAGAAACCACCACCATAAGCATGAACACTTATTGGGTTTTGAGCTGTGCTAAGAGGATTACTAATAAAATTTTGTCCACCTTCAAAACTACACCCAGTAATTGTCGCAGTTCTACCTTTCTGTCCAGGTGCGCAGGTGATGTTAATGTTATTGTTTCTAAAAGTACAGCCAGTTACGACACCATCTGAAACAGCGTAAACAAGTGCGCCTTTTTCTAAGGTAGCTCCAGGAGATGTACTGTTAACATGGCCACTTAAGATACAACCTGTAACACTTGCATTCTTTGCGTCTAGTACATAGATACCAACATCTTGACCACCATCTACAATGCAGTTAGAGATAACAACATCTTCAGTATTATTATACAACATAATACCGTACCGTGCGGTATTATGGTTTGGGTTATTGGCACCAGCGTTGTATACTTGACAAGAATCAATTACAATGTTTCGAACATTATCTTTAATTGCAATACCTTTTTTAACGTCATCAGCATGACATATGCAATTAGAGATTACAGTATTGTTAATGTAGCCAGAATTGTTCGTATAAACAGTAATCTGATCCGCAGAAACGCCGATATTAGTAGGATTATAATCAGAACCTTTGTCACATAAAATGCTATCAATGAATACATCAGACACATCAGATGTAGATCCATTGTAAACGGCTAACCAGTTGGATCCTTTAAATTCTGTAAGGTGTAAATTTCTAAATCTAATACGCCCTGCAGAGGCTGAAACACCTGTACCATAATAAGCCCACAAAGCGTTGCCTGTTTGTGAAGTAGAACCAGGAGCTTGGTTGTTACCGACAATAGTCAGACCTTCGACAAGAATATCGTCGGAATCCTTAAAATAAATAGGACAAGGATAACCCGTGCCAGTTAGTTCAATTTTTGTTGAAGCGACACCTTCACCAATAATCGAGACATTAGCCTTATCACGTACAGCAATGTATGAGTACTCGTTGGCAATATAAGCTGCCGAATTATTGTTTGTATTTAAAATGTAATGACCTGCAGGAATAAACAGGGTTTGACCAGACTGAAGAGCAGCAGAAGCTGCAAGAAATGCAGCTCCATCATCAGTAGTGCCGTCACCTTTAGCACCAAAGTCTTTAACACTGATTACATCTTGCAGCTTAGATTCAACACTGCGCTGTACAGCACCTGCACCAGACTGGATGAAACCTCCACCCAAGTCCGCTAGATCTCTTGTTTTAGTCATAGTAATTAGATAGAGTTGTTTGAGTGGACTTCAATCATGTCACCATTAATTAAAGGTGATCCTAGGATAGAAATAGAGGTTCCATTCGTCGCGGTGTAATCTGTTCCACGCTGAAGTAACACACCATTAAGAAAAACCTGTTCTCTAGATACAGTATAAGATAGTGCGGGACTACCACCAGATAATGATGTTTCACCTCCGGTAGCTGTAAAATCCCACCTACTATAATCATAGGATGCAGTAGGATCAGCAGCAAGGTAATTTACGCATCGAACCATTACAACATCACCGGCAGTTAAAGCTGGTGTAATTGTAATAGTTTTACCGTCATTTGCTGTATAATCTGTGTTACGTTTTTGAAGAGCACCGTTAAGATATACTTGCTCTTTACCTGATTGATACTCAAGAAGTGGACCAAATGCACCTAATGTAGTTTCACCACCAACAGCAGTATAAGACCAGTTGGTATAACCAGGAGGACCAGATGCACCTACCTTAGTATCAACATAGAGTTTATTAGCAGCATCTGTATCAGCAGTAGGGTTACTTTGAAGATTGATAATCTTATAACCACCCATGTCAAGATTACCAACCATTGGGGTGGAGCCGTCAATCAGGACAGCGTTATTATCGACCTCCTGAGTCACATATAGGTTCTGAGTAAAGTTATTATTCAAGTCTTCTGCTCGAATAGCAGAACCAGGGAAAAACTCAGCACTAAGAGTATCAATGTTAGTATCGCGGTAGATACGAATTCCTACACCATTAGCAGGAGCAGTGCTGAATTGAATAGTGGTGGGATTGGCAAGCGTATATGCAGTTGTAAGAGTACCGTCAAGTGTAATCTTGATATCAGACTCAGCGATGTATTCAAATGTAAAAGAAAAAAGGACGGTAGACCCGTCCCCTGTGTATGTGTTTTCAGTGATTGCCATTGTTTACTTAGAATAGTTCTCCATGTAGTCAAGGAACTCTTTAGCAGCTGTTTGATTGCCACTCCTCAGGTAATTACCAGTAACTTCTTGGATGTACATCTTACGATTAATAGAATCACGGCTAGGAGACACAGCAGAAGCCATCCTCATAGCATTACGTAATTCACGATCCAACAAGATGTGTACACTTTCAAATTCACTCAAGTCAGGTTCTTGCCCATCATCAATAGCTTTCTTGAAGTTCTTACGGAACTGCTTAGCTTCAGTGGTTTGCATAACCCGTTGAATACCACGTTTAAATAACCCATCACGACCCATGATATCAGTAATCTCAGATCGTTCTTCAGGTGTTAGTTCAACACCCTTACCGTTAGTACGAAGTGTAGGACGGGCATCATATTCAATATCAATTAGGAATTGCTTCTCTGGACTAATCTTACCGTTAACTTTCCATGGCATATAAGTGTTCCACACTCGTGCCATAAAGTTATCAGGGATTCCTACTTCACCACCATCAATCCAATCGTACTTAATAGGCATTTCACCTTTAGCAAAT